AGACGCGACCAGGTCAGAAACGGCGTTCGCCGGCTCCGACGCTTGTGGCGCCGGTGGTTCCGTTTGTGGAGCCGCCACGAAGTGATCCGGGTGGTGCCGGCGGCCTCGATTACTTCCGCGCCCGTGCCATCCGCGAGAGCTACCTGGCGCGGCTCGCGAAGATCGAGTTCGAAGAGAAAACGGCGAAGCTGATCAGCCGTGACGAGGTGCAGGTGGCGGCGTTCACGAAGGCGCGCACGGTGCGCGACAGCCTGCTCAACATTCCAGACCGCCTGGCGGCGACGCTGGCCGCCGAGTCCGAGGCCGATAAAGTCCACCAGATGCTGACTGTGGAGATTCGAAAGGCACTTGATGAACTCGCTGGCGCAAACAGCGACTGAAGTTTACGACGAGTCCTTCCGCGCGGGCTTGCGCCCGGATCCGCTGCTGACGGTCTCAGAGTGGGCTGACCAGCACCGGCGGCTCTCCGGCAAGGCCGCCGCAGAGCCAGGACCATGGCGAACCGACCGGACTCCATATCTGCGCGAGATCATGGACGGCCTGTCGCCGTTGTCGCCAGTCGAGCGTGTGGTCTTCATGAAGGGCTCACAAATTGGAGGGTCCGAGTGCGGAAACAACTGGATCGGCTACATTATCCACAAGTCGCCTGGGCCGATGATGGTCGTCCAGCCAACGGTCGAGATGGCAAAGCGCAACTCGAAGCAGCGCATCGACCCGCTGATCGAGGAATCGAGCGCACTCCGGGAGTTGGTCAAAAGCCCTCGGTCGCGGGACTCCGGCAACACCGTCCTGTCGAAGGAGTTTCCGGGCGGTGTGCTGGTGATGACCGGCGCCAACTCCGCCGTGGGCCTGCGTTCGATGGCGGTGCGCTATCTGTTCCTGGATGAGATCGACGCCTACCCGGGCGATGTCGACGGTGAGGGCGATCCCATCAACCTAGCCTACGCGCGCACGCGGACTTTCGCGCGGCGCAAGGTCTTCATGGTCTCAACGCCGCTCATCACGGGGTTGAGCCGGATCGAGGCGGCGTACGCGGAGAGCGACCAGCGGCGCTACTGGGTGCCGTGCCCTCATTGCGGCGAGTTTCAGGTGCTGAAGTTTGAGCGGCTGCGCTGGCCCAAGGGCGAACCACAGAAAGTCGCCTACATCTGCATTGCCTGCGAGCGGCAAGTCTTCAACCACCACAAAGCCGGAATGCTTGCGGCAGGCGATTGGAGGCCGGAGGCGCCAGGCGACGGTCGCACGCGCGGCTATCACCTGTCGAGCCTGTACAGCCCAGTGGGCTGGTACGGATGGGATCGCGCGGCAGATGACTGGGAGAAGGCTCAGAAGGACGTCGAGAGGTTGAAATCGTTCGTGAATCTGGTGTTAGGCGAATCCTGGCAGGAGCGCGGCGACGCACCCGACTGGCAGCCACTCTACGACCGGCGGGAGGATTACCCGATTGGGACGGTGCCCAAGGGCGGATTGTTTCTCACCGCTGGCGCCGATGTCCATCCGAACCGCATCGAAGTGGAAGTGATCGCCTGGGGACGCGCAAAGGAGTCCTGGTCGGTCGACTACCGCGTGCTGATGGGCGACACCGCCCGGCCCGAAGTGTGGCGGCAGCTTGACGCCGTGTTGGATGAAGAGTTCCCGCATGCCAGTGGCCTGCGGCTGCCGATCCGGGTGCTCTGCATCGATTCGGGTTATAACCCGCGCATCACATACGACTGGGTGCGCGGCCATCCGCAGGCATCGTGGGGTCCAGCGGGAGCGCGGGCAGCGCATCCGAAGACGGCCGTCGCTGTGAAGGGCACGGCCCGAACGGACCGGCTGATCCTGGGGGCCTCGCCAGTCGATGCCAGCAAGAGGCGCGGGACAAGGCTGTGGATGCTGGGCACTCCGGTGGCGAAGTCCGAGTTGTACAGCAGATTGCGGCTCGTGCCGCCAACCGATGAGAGTGGCGAGCCGTTCCCGGCTGGCTATTGCCACTTCCCGCGCTACGAGGAAGAGTACTTCCGGCAGCTGACCTCGGAGAGCTTCATCAAGGGCCACTGGGTCCTGGGCGCCAACACGAGGAATGAAGCCCTCGACGCGAGAGTGTATTCGCGGGCAGCGGCCTCAATCTACGGCATCGACCGTTTCGCGGAACGGCACTGGCGGGAACTTGAAACGCCGTTCGAGTCGGCGCGTGAGTCTGCCACTGCTTCCGCAGCGGACGCTCCGCTGGCAGAAGCAGGAAATGGGAATGCACAACGCGGCCTTCCTGGCCGGCGGATCATCCGAAGTCGGTTCCTTCAAAACTGAAAGTGCCTTACACCGAACAGCAATTGCAGGCGCTCCGCGACGCCCTAGCCAGTGGTGTGCGCAAGGTGCGGTTCGCCGACCGCGAGATGGAGTTTCGGGATGTGGCCGAACTGAAACAGGCGATCGCCACGGCTGAAGCGGAGCTGGCCAAGAGCGCCGGGACGCCGTTTGTGCGACAGATCCGAGTTTCCACGGGGAAGGGCTTCTGAATCGATGACGCTGCTGGCTCGATTGAAGGCTTCACTGCCCTGGCGCCCGCGGATGGCATCCGGCTATGAGGCGGCGGCCAGCAGTCGCCGCACTTTGGGCTGGTTGGCGGCCTCGAGCGACATCAACACGCTGGTGTTCGGAGGGCTGGACACGTTGCGGTCCCGCTCGAGGGATATGGTGCGGCGCAATCCCTGGGCGACCAACGCGCTGGATGCATTTGTCGCCAACTGCGTGGGCACAGGCATCAAGCCGCAGTCGCTTTACCCGGATGCGGCGGTCAGGGAGCGCATCCAGAAACTCTGGCTGCGGTGGACAGATGATGCTGATGCCAGTGGGCTGACCGACTTCTACGGGCTGCAGGCGCTGGCCTGCCGGTCGACGGCTGAGGGTGGAGAATGCCTCATTCGGATCCGGCCGCGTCTGGCCAAGGACGGCCTCAGCGTGCCGCTGCAGTTGCAGCTTCTCGAAGGCGAGCATCTGCCGACAAACGAAAACCGGCGTCTGGAAAACGGCAATTTCATTCGCGCCGGGATTGAGTTCAACGCCATCGGCAAACGGGTCGCCTATCACCTCTACCGGCAGTATCCGGGCGACTCGCTGCACCCGATGGCATCGACAGAGCTGGTTCGTGTGCCGGCAGAATCCGTATTGCACCTGTTCCGGCCGATCCGTCCAGGTCAGCTCCGAGGGCAGCCTTGGCTCACCCAGGTGCTCGTGAAGCTGCACGAACTCGATCAGTACGATGACGCCGAACTGGTGCGAAAGAAGACGGCGGCGATGTTTGCCGGCTTCATCGTGAAAAACTCACCTGAGGATCAATTGCTCGGTGAGGGAGCGGCCGACGCAAACGGCACCGCGCTGGCCGGCCTCGAGCCGGGAACACTGCAGGTTCTATTGCCGGGCGAGGATGTGAAGTTTTCAAGCCCGGCTGATGTCGGCGCCAGCTACGAGACCTTCATGCGCGTGCAGTTGCGTTCGATCGCGGCCGGCATCGGGATCACCTACGAACAGCTGACCGGCGATCTGACCGGCGTGAACTATTCGTCCATCCGTGCGGGCCTGCTCGAGTTTCGCCGGCGCTGTGAACAGTTCCAGCACCAAGTGCTGGCCTTCCAGTTGTGCCAGCCCGTGTGGCGGCGTTGGATTCAGGCGGCGGTGCTTTCTGGTGCCCTGCCGAATGTGGGGGATTTGTCGGTCTATTACGAGGTGAAGTGGATCCCGCCCGGTTTTGCCTGGGTCGATCCGCTCAAAGACATCAAGGCCCAGATGATGGCCGTGCGCGCGGGCTTTAAGAGCCGCTCCGAGGTTGTTTCAGAGCAGGGCTATGACGCTGAGGCGATCGACCGCGAGATTGCCGCCGACAACCAACGGGCCGACGCACTGGGCCTGAGCTACGACACCGATCCGCGACCTGAAGAGCCGCAGACGACAAACGAGAGTGAACAATGACGTCCTTGCGAAATGAACTTCCGCGCTTGTTTGGCGCACGGCCTCTCCTGCTTGAGGCGTCCAAGCTTGACGCCGCTTATGCCGCCCGGCGGCCGTACGGCCTTGAGGACGGTGTCGCCATCGTTGATATTGCCGGCGTGCTCGCCAACGAGCCGTCTCTGTTTGAGTCCCTTTTCCTTGGCGCAACGGCCTACGGCCAGATCCTGGATGAAGTCGAGCAGGCCATCGCGGATCCCGAGGTGCGCGGGATTCTGCTGCGCATCAGTTCCCCCGGTGGCGATTCGGACAACGCTTTCGAGACTGCGGCGGCGCTGAGCCGACTCGCCGAGCAAAAACCGATCTGGGCTGTGTCCGATAACAGCGCCTTCAGTGCGGCTTATCTGCTGGCCTCGGCCGCCGCGAAAATCTACGTGCCCGAATTCACCGGCGGCGTCGGCAGTGTCGGCGTCTATGTCGAGCATGTCGACTGGAGCGAGTACAACCACAAACTCGGCGTGAAGGTCACCTACATCGCCGAGGGCGAAGGCAAGACCGCCGGCAACCCCAATGAGCCACTGTCGGATGCCGCGCGCAGTGCCCTCAGCGCCGAGGTGGCCCGACTTTACGGACTGTTTGCGGGCGCTGTCGCCCGCCGACGGGGCCTCACCGAGGGGGCTGTCCGTGAGCTCGGCGCAGCTCTCAAGTATGGTCCCGAGGCAGTAGCAGCGGGCCTCGCCGACCGGACCGGAACGTTCCGCGATGCGTTGGCCGGCTTGATCGCTGCAACCCGGAAGTCGGCGCCGATTGCGACACCCATCATCTCAATCCACCCAGGAGGCAAAACAATGCAACAGGAAACCGGGCAGGCGGAGGCGGTCCAGGCCGCCACGCCCGAGCCCACCATCGACATCGAAAACATTCGCGCCGAGGCCCAGCGCCATGGCTACGCGGACGCACGAGAGATCGTCGAACTCTGCGCGCTGGCCGGCATGCCGGGGCGTGCACCAGCGCTGCTGGCTCGCCAAGCCACGCCGGCTGAAGCCCGCCAAGCGCTCATTGAGGCGCGGGCGGCCGAAGACAACCGTGAAATCGACTCGCACGTCATGCCTGACTCGGGCACCCGTGCAACCAGCAATCCCGAAAACAACCCCGTGCTGAAGGCCGTCGAACGGCTGACCGTCGCCGGGAAAGGAGGAATCTAACCTATGCCCGTTCAGACTGAATCAAAGCGCTTGGGCGACTGGCTCAAGTGGGAAGCGGACAACCAGTACAGCCGGGATGTCGTGACGATCCTGGCCGGCAGCGGATCGGAGCGTGCGCTCACCACCGGCATGGTGCTGGGTCGCCTCACCAAAGGCTCGTCAGTTGGCGCAGCCGTCGCGGGCAACACCGGCAACGGAACCATCACCGCGGCACCGACGGTCGGCCAGGCCGCCAAGCCGGGCGTCTACCGTGCGGTCTGCATCGAGCCCGCCACCAATGGTGGGAAGTTCTCAGTCGAGGATCCCGATGGCATTCTCGTCGGCATTGCCGCCGTGGGTACGGAGTTCGCCGCACATCTGACCTTCACCATCGCCGATGGCGCAACTGACTTTGTCGCCGGAGACGCCTTCACCATCTCGGTCGCGGCGGGCTCGGGCAAAGTGAAGCAGATCGACTTTTCCGCCACCGACGGCTCGGACACCGCCTGCGGCCTGCTGACCGAGGACACCACGGCCCCAGACGGCACTGACCGCTCGGCGGTGGGCGTGGTCCGCAACGCGATCATCTCCGCCAACGGGATCACCTGGCCCGCCGGCGCCACCACAGATCAGAAGAACGCGGCCATCGCCCAGCTCAAGAGCCTGGGCATCCTGGTCCGCCAAGGAGCCTAACTCATGCTGAATCCCTTTTCCAATGACGCCTTCAACATGGTGGCCCTCACGGCCGCTATCAATAAGGTCCCAAACAACTACGGCCGCCTGGAGCAACTGAGCCTCATGCCGACTGAGGGCGTCCGCACCCGGACGATCCTCATTGAGGAGCAGAGCGGCGTGCTGAACCTGCTGCCCACCATGCCCGTCGGAGCTCCGGCCTCGCTCGGCACCCAGGGCAAGCGCAAGGTGCGGTCGTTCGTGATTCCGCACATCCCTCACGACGACGTCGTTCTGCCGGAGGAGGTCCAGGGACTGCGCGCCTTCGGCTCGGAGAACGATCTCGAAGCGCTGTCGAACCTGATCGCCCGAAAACTGCAGTACATGAGGGCCAAACACGCGATCACCCTCGAGCACCTCCGAATGGGAGCCCTGAAAGGCGTGATCCTCGACTCCGACGGCTCGACACTCTATGACCTCTATTCCGAGTTCGGCATTACGGCAAAGACCGTCGGCTTTGCCCTGTCTACCAACACGACCGAGGTGCTCACCAAGGTGCTCGAGGTGAAACGTCACATCGAGGACAACCTCCGGGGCGAGTTCATGAGCGGCATTATGTGCCTTTGCTCGCAGGGATTCTTTGACGCGCTGACCACGCATCCCAAAGTGAAGGAGGCCTATTCGCGCTGGCAGAATGGCCAACTCCTGTTCACCGACAATCGCACGAACTTCAGCTTCGGCGGGATCACGTTCGAGGAGTACCGTGGCCAGGCGACCGACATTACCGGGACGGTGAGGAAGTTTATCGCCGACGACGAGGCTCATTTCTTCCCGTTGGGAACGGCCTCGACGTTCCGAACCTTCTTCGCGCCGGCGGACTTCAACGAAACGGCCAACACGCTCGGTCTGCCGCTCTACGCCAAACAGGCGCCGCGGAAGTTCGAGCGGGGCACGGACCTGCACACCCAGTCCAACCCTCTGCCGATCTGCCTGCGGCCGGAAGTCCTGGTCAAGGGGACCAAGGCGTAAGCCATGGCGGACTGGACCTCCCTGCTGAACGGCCTGAACGCGACCGTGCTCGGTACCTTCGGCAGGGAGGTTGTTTATTCACCGCAAACCGGCGCGCCTTCATCCATCCGAACCATCATCGAAACCGCGAGGGAGACAGAGGACGCTACGCCTGGCGTTTACGCCCTGCTGTTCCTGCGGCTGGGCGATCTGCCGCGGCCGCCGGAGCGCGGTGACATGGTCGCGATCGAAGACATTTCTTACAAGGTGTTCGACATCGAGGCGGATGGTGGCGGCGGGGCGGTGCTTCGGCTTCGGCAAGTGTGAGGTCACAATGGCATCGGTTCGCGTCTGGCAGAAGAAACAACTGCGGCTGGACCGGCTCAACTTCACCCAGCGCCAGATGTTCATGCTCGGAAACGTCGGCGCTGGTGTGGTGAAAAACCGCTTGCGGGCTGCGCAGGGTCCCGAAGATACGCCGGCGAAGCCGCTGACAAAGAAGTACGCGATCCGGAAGTCGAGGCTTGGCCTCGGCAACCGGCGCAACCTGTCGTTCACCGGCAACATGCTCCAGAACCTGGCGGTCCGGACGGTGAGTGAGAACCGGGCCAAAGCTGGCCTCTCCACCCGGAAGGACCGCCTGAAGGCCTGGGCGAATCAGAAGATCCAGGCGTGGCTTGTGTTTTCGCCCAAGAACAAGGCCGCCGTGACAGAGGCGGCGCGGCGAATCTTCGACGAGATGAAGCAACGGCTGATTATGCAGCGGAGCCTCGGCGGCCGGCAGCGGTAACCGTCCAACTTCGCCGCAATTGCGGCTCTCTCCCTCACCCCTATGATTGACACCTATGAACTTGTCGATTCCCTTGTTGCGCAGCTGCGCGACATTCCAGGTCTGGTTACGGAGATGGGCGGCGACGCGGGCCGGATCTACGCCTATCACGACCAGTATCCGAAGCGGTCGAGCCTGACCCTAGCCATCCATCAGATGCCGGTGCCATCGATCATGGCCGCCTGGCAGGGGACAATGCCCGGCAGCTTCGGCGGCAATGACGTCTGGAAGCATCAGGTCACGCTGTACCTGCGCTCGCGGGAGATTCTCGATGGAGATCCACCGACGGCTTATTACAAGCTATTCCGGCTCATCACCAAGGGCGTCCCGGAGTCGGCAGGTGTGCCGATGCTGAACGTGACCGTGCATCCCTCCTGCTACCCCATGGATGTCCCGTCGATTCAGCGGGCGACCGACGCCGAGGGTCTCGACTACTTCGAAGTGCAACTGGCATTTGTGGAGGCCGGTGATGAGTAAGCCGCAGACCGTATGGTTAATGCCACCCCATGGCCAGGGCGAGCCGGAAGAAGTGGAAGCGACGCCGCAGGTGCTGGTGCCCCGTTTAGTCGCTGGCTGGGCCCAGTGCGCGCCGCCGCCGAAAAAGGACAAACAGGAGGTGAAGCCCGATGTCGACAGCTAGGCTCCAGGAAGTGCTCATCTGCTTCGGCAAGCAGAAGCAGACCGACATCGCGACGGCCAACACGGCCGGCCAGATGTGGCAATTGCGGAAGCTGAACGCCCAGCTTGCCAACCCGAAGCTCAACACCGAGAACGACGCCGACGAGTACGGCAAGGGCCACGAGTTTGCCTCGCAGTCGTTCCAGACCTCCTGGGACGCGGGCAGCACCCTGGAAAAGTACCTGAGCGCCGAGATCGCTGCCTGGGCGATGTCGTTCTCACTCGGCAAAGTTGTGAAGTCCGGCACAGCGCCCAATTACACTTACACTTGCGCGCCACTGTTCCCGGCCAACGGCGACGCGGCGGAGCTGCCCTACTTCAGCTTCGTCGAACAAATCCGCCCGGGCGCTGGCGTGGTCCTGGACCGGATGGCCGTGGGCTGCGCCATCGAAGGCTGGACGATCTCGATTGGCAGCGGGCCGGGCCGCGCCAACTCGAAGATCAATGTCGAGTTTGTGGGCTCCGGCAAGCTGACCGACCCGTCGGGCATCGTCGTTCCGGCGGCGACGCTCGAGAAGCTGCTGCCGTCGGCCTCGCTGGCGCTGTCGATCAACGGGGTCAATTACGTCTCGAACAAGAACATCGTGTCGTTGGAGACCTCCTGGAAGAACAACATTCTGCTCGATGCAGGCTTCTATCCGGGCTCGGGCTTCCAGACTGCAGGCGATGCCACCAGCGGCGCCATCCGCGGGCGGCTCGAATTCGGCAAGCGGCAAGGGACGTTGAAGTTCGTCGCCCGGTTTGAGAACGGATCCACGGAGTTGACGAAGCTGAAAAGCCAGACCACGGGCACGGCGGTCATCTCGCTCGCCTACGACGCCAACAATTCGCTCGAGCTCACCTGGCACAAAGTGTCGTTTGCGACCGTCGAGATCGGCGAGACCGACGGCATTGTCACCGTGGCGGTCGAGTGCCTGCCGATGTATGACGCAACCAATGGAATCGTCTCCGCCGTCGCCAAGTGCGGCGTGGACAGCATTGGCCAGTAGGACAACTTCAGGAATATTTACCTGAAGTCATCAGAGGAGACTTCTTCATGGAACAGACTCAGAGCGTATTTGATGCTGCGCGCCCCGTCGCGCTGAACCTACGGACGCCCGCAGGCGTGAAGACCGTCCGCGTGCGCTTCCCGACCAACGAGGAGTGGATCGAGCGCCAGCGCCGCCGCAAGGTGATCGTGAAACAACTGGGGCGCGGGATCTCCGAAACCACCATTCCCAACTCCGAGGACGCCGACGCGGCATTGCTGGCCAAGATCCGCGTGCCGGAGCCGGATGCCCCCGAGGTAGACCCCTTCGAGGCCAGCCGCGTCATCGAGCAGTTGGGTCAGGCCGAAGTCGACGACGTGACCCAGGTGGGCGAAGGCTTCGAAGTGACGCTCCGGGTGCTCGGAGGCACAGTTACGCACTCCCTGCGCATGCCCTCGGCGAAGGATGTCTTCGAATACCGCCGCGGCTTCGCCCGGGTGCTCGACCTGCCCTACAACCGCCAGGAATTGATCATCAACCTCGCACCGGCGGGCGCCCTGTACAAGCGGTTGGTGCTGGCCGCCGATGGCTACGCCGGCGATGTGCCGATCATCCACCAGGCCGTGGCGGTGAAGGCGGCCATCGATGCCCTCGAAGCTTCGTTCCAGGAGACCGTGGACCCAAACTGACGAGCGGGGAGTGGCCCGATCAGCCCTCCCTGCGATTTCTGATTCACTGGTCACTGCGCCGGGATGAACTCTGCGATCCTGGACTTTGCCACGATGCGCCAGACGACGGAGGGCGATGTGACCACTGCCCGCTGGACCGACTCGATGCCGCGCAGTCTACCGAAGCTGGGCTGATGCTGAGGCGCGCGGTTGAACTTCAGGGTGCGTTGAAGCTGGGCATCCGGATTGGCCTCGATGAGATTGGCGCGGATGAGTTTGCTGCGATGCTGACTCTCGAGGGAGAGCGTGATCGACTGGGCCGCGAGAATCCAGAGTGATAGCGGATCGCCGCGCGACCTGACCTTGAAGGGTGGGCTACCCAAGTCGCCGCGTGCGGTCTTCTTTCCTGTGGCCGGCGTTTCTGCACGTACCTGGATGCACCACTTCTGCTATTCAAGTACTTGGCCTGAGCCGTCTGTTCACGGAGGCGATGCATCGATGCCGAGCAATATTCGCAAGATTGATCCCATCCTCAAGTTGGGGCTGCAGGAAATTTCCAAACCGGGAGAGGGGCGCGGTTCGTTCAGCTTCCAACTCCAGTATGCGAAGCAACAGATAGAGGACATTCTGTTGAACCTCGATGAACTTGTCGAAAATACAATCGACAAGGCCCCGCATCGCAAGACGGACTTCTGCTTAGATCGCAAGACGGACCCCCCTCTGACACATGAGGAGGATAAGTGGGAACGGGCAATGCACGGGAAGTGGGGACCCGGAAGTTCGAGCGAATATACTCCGGTCTGTAAGCACATTCAGACCTACCAATATCCTCTGCGGGCCTCTCGTGCAAATAGTCGCTGGGGCGCCGTCGACCTTCTCGGCATCGGGACGGACCTGCTCCCGGTGCCAAACGAACTGAAGAGACGCAAGACCAACGAAAGTCCCCTTCGGATGTTGGTGGAAGTAGCCGCATACGGATTCGCAATCCGAAAGGCCTGGCCAGCACTCAAGGACCATTGGGCCAGAGCGCTGGGTTCGGGTGGCGCGCAGTCCTCACAGTTTCCCGAAAGCTTGGACAGGTTAACTTTGATCGGTGTCGCGCCGGAGGAATACTGGTCAAGATCTCTGGGACGGTGGCCCACAACCAAGGCTGGAGCTTTTCCCGCCGAGGCTTGGCCGCCCTTCTGGCAACTGGTCGATGCTCTGGGACGATGGTTCGACATCCATTTTGTTGCTGTTGAGGGCATCTGGAACGATGTGGGCTTGCCGACAATAACCGGTGCACGGGTACTTGACCTCCGGTCAGATTCGGGGCAGTAGTTGGAGAGAGGCGAGATGGCTCGCTGGATTTCAGACAGTCCACCACTCACCATCATTCCGGCGCTCCACATTCCCAAACAGTTGCTCGAAGCGATCCGCGTTGGCGGTATGAACGGGCACTACTGCGGCGTTTGGAAAGGCCCGCCGCAGACTCCTCAAGTCCTCAACCGAAGCGTGTCCTGACGTGTGGCACTCGCTCAGAGGAATACCGTTCCGATGGAGCCATTCAAGAAATGGCTTTTTGGTGGGATCTTTCAAGTAGCCTGACCAGAGGGAGAAGATGAGCCTGGCCCCTGGCAGGCAGGAGGCTTGCTCGACGTCATTGATCATGCTCGGCCTGAACAGCATTACGGATGTTGCCGCGGCTTGAGCAAGCTGTTCGGGGAAGATACGCCAAGGTCGGTAGCTGTTGGCGATGGCGAACTCGCCGCGCCGGACGATCTGCCGTCGTTGCGTGCCAGGTAGAAATACTTTGATGTGATCCCAACCGGCCTGTGGCAGCCGTTCGTTGTCGGTCGCCCTCAAGACATGCGCGGTGTACATGTCGATGATGAACTGCCGTCCTGCATTGACACACGCCCGGAATATGGTCACGAGCCTGTCGATGTTCTGGCCGGAACACCAAACCAGTGGCATCCCCTCCGTCTGCTGAAACAACTCAACGAAACGTTGTTCCAGGGCAGTCTCTGAGGGGAACTCCTGGTCGTCTCGACCAACGGTTGTCCCCTCCATCAGCAGTACATCCACCCGGTCGGGAGGTTGTCTAACCAGTTTTTCGAAGAGCGCTCCTTTGCGACCGTGAGCCCGCAGGTCACCCGAATAGAAAAGTCGCTTGCCATCTGCTTCAACCAGCAACGCATAAGAGTCGTACGCGGAGTGATCCACGAGGAAGGGAAGAATAGTGAATGGACCGAGCACGATGGGCTTCCGGTCCTCCAGATAAATTACATTCTCGAATGTGGCCCCGGCTGGTGTAAACAAGTCCGCTGCCGCCAAAATGGACTGGGCGGCTTTGCCGATGAGAAACCGCGTCTGATCCGGCAAGCGGTATGCGAGCCCGTAGTGATCTTGGTGTGGGTGCGAAATAACAACACCAAGCAGCGACGCATCTGGTTTTTCGAAACCGGGAACTGAATGCAGCGGCACCTCATCCGGAGTAGCGGCATCTAACGGCAATCCGACATCCAAGACGATGCGTGCGCTCCTCGATTCAATCTCAACGCAGGTGCCCCCGATCTCCTTCGTTCCGCGGTGTATGCAGACCCTCATCGCACTGTTCTCATCCCGCGCGGCCCGGAGCAGGAAGCTGTTATTGCCCCCCGATGGCCGCGGAGAGGCTGTAGCCACCCTCACGTTACCAAAAGCCAGCGGGTAGACTGATAAACCCTACGAGAACAGGGCGCGGCTTTGGCTTCTTCCTTGAGTCCTCACGCTACTTTGGCCCCATCTGAATGCCCGCTGACAACAAACTCGAACTCGTCGTTGAAGTTGACGTCAACCGGGCCAACGCTTCGATCAAGAGCGTCAACGCCGGCCTGTCGTCGATGGAAGCCACAGCAGTGAAGGCCGCGCGCGGAGCCTCATCCGGCATCGACGGGCTGACCGTCTCTGTCGCCAAGGGTGCCGCGGCCGCCGGTGTGCTGGCTTCGGCGTTTGAGCGAGTGGTCGGCTGGGTGAAAACCCAGATTGAGGAGACCAGCCGCCTGGCGGCGCGGAACGAAACCCTGGCCGTCGTGAACGCGCAACTCGCCCGAGCAAATGGGTACAACGAGGGCTCGATCGAGCGGCTGGTAAGCAGGATCAAGGATCTGGGCATCACCACGCAGGCCTCGCGCGACATCGTCAACAAGATGATCGCGTCGCAGCTGGATCTGTCGAAGGCCACTGACCTCGCGCGGCTGGCCCAGGATGCAGCCGTCGTCGCCGGCCAGGATTCTTCCGCCGCCCTGCAGGGCATCATGAGCGGCATCACTACGCAGCAGATCGAAGTGCTGCGCACCTATGGCATCAACATTCAGTTCGAGCGTGCGTTCTCTGAGGCTCGGCGGCGACTGGGCCGGGATATGACCGAGATCGAGCGGCGCAATACCGCGCTCAATGTCGTGTTGGCCGAGGGGCCGAAGATCGCCGGAGCGTATGAGGCTTCTCTCGGCACGGTCGGCAAGCAGATGGGCTCTTTGAGCCGGTATGTCGAAGAGGCGAAGGCGGCGATCGGCGCGGAGTTCCTGCCCGAAATGCGGCGGATGATCGAAGGCCTCACTGATCTCGCCAAATGGGTGAACCGAAACTCCGACGCCCTCGGGCTGTTTGCGAAGGCGATTGCGGCGGCGGTGATCGGCGCGGCAGTGGCGCAATTTATCGGCTGGATTGCGGGGGCCAAGCGCGCAGTGGATGCTCTCACCCTGGCCATGACCCGGAATCCGTTCACGGCGATTGCTGTGGGGGCGGCGGTGGCTGGAACGGCCATCTACGAGATGAACCAACGCACCCTCGAGGCCAATGAGGAGTTTGTGGCCATGCAGCGGGCCGCAGACGACCTGAAGCGCATCAACGAAGCTATCAACGCCGGCAAGTCCATCGAGGATCTCAAGAAGATGGGTTTCAGCCTCGATCAGGTGCGTGTAGCGATGTTCGGCGGCAAGCAGGGGGCGAAGGAGTTCTTCGACGCATTCGACAACGACGAGTTTCGAAAGCGGATGCGGGACCTGAATCAGGCCGGAGTCGATGCTGAGGAGGCGCGGCGCCGGAAGGCCGAGGCCGAGACGCTTGCCAAGGACATTGGAAAACACCAGATCCAGGCCGAGCGCGAATCCGCGCAAGCTGTCGCCGATGCCAGGCGTGGGAATCTGACAGGCTTCGCCCGTGAGATGGCCCAGGTGGGCGATCAGGCGAAGAAATGGGCCACGTTCACCGACGACAAGGGCGTCGAGCACCAAGCGGGACTCACCAAACGCGCCTGGCAGAACGTGATCGAAGAGTTGTCCTTGCGCTGGGCGGCGTTCCGGGAGAAGTTCCAGCGCGACACCCGCGCGCAGTTGGCAGAACACGTTCAAGCCGAGCAAGAGGCTGCGCTGCGGCGGCTGGCCGTCGAGGCCTCTCTCCATCAGAAGCGGCTCGAATACGGCGAGGAGATCGCCCGCCGGAACCTCGATCACCTCGACCGCACGATGGGTATTGAAGATCAGCGCTCGACGCTTGCTCGCGACGCCCGGCTTCGAGCGCTTGAGGTTGTGGATGCTCAGACCATCGAGCAGAAGGCGGCCGTCGAGGCGCAGCGGGCTCAAATTGAGATCGATCACATCGAGCGGGTCCACGGCATCCGGATGCGGATGTTCGAGCTTGAAACCTCGACGATGCTCATCGAAGAGGAAGCGGCAATGGTGCGGCTCGGCTACAGGGCCGAGGAAATCCGGGCACGGATCGCGGAGTTGAGCGCCCAGCGGGACGAGATCAAGCGGGCGAACCAGGAAGAACCCTCGGCCGCCGTCGACGCCGCGCGCCAGAACGCCGCCATCCGGACCGCCGAGATGGTCCGGGACCACAACCGAGGGATCTTCGACTCGTTCAAGCGCCAGGCCGAGGGCGTCTTTGATGCCCTACTGACGAAATCGCAGTCGGTTTGGTCGGCGATCGGGAATTCGCTTAAAACGGCGCTGCTCACCGCCATCAAGGATGTGGTCACCTCGCGCGTGGCGGCGATGCTGATGCAGATGTTTACGGGCACGACAGCCTCATTGCGTCCGGCAACCTCCGGCGGCGCAGGGATGCTGGGCGGACTGGGCGGCTTGCTCGGCATCGGCGCGGCGCCTGTCTTCGGCGGGAGCGCCGGCGCGGCGGTGACTCCGCCGTTTCTGCCCGCCAGCGTTTCCATGCTGAATCCGGCGACACAGGCGTCTGCTGGGGCGATGGCATCACGTGGGATGGGCAGCCTGGCAGGTCTGAAGGAGTTCCTGGGTTTCAGCGGGGGCGTCCAGTATGCGCCTGGTGCCGCCACGACCGGGCAGGCGGCCAGCATGACGCAGAAGCTCTCAGCTCTGGGCCGCTCGAACGCGGCGCTACTTGGTGGCGGGATGCTCGCGATGGACGGCCTTCGGCGTGGCGGCTGGACGGGCCTGGCGGAAACCACTGCGGGCGGCGCGCTGATCGGTTTCAAATACGGAGGCCCGCTGGGCGCGGCGATCGGCGCCGCGGCGGGTGCGGCCGCCGGTTTCGTGCGGCTCTTCATGAAGGGTTCAGATCAGAAGACGATCGATAAGATCCGCGATATCTATAAGGTCACCGTGGACAAAGGCTTCGCCCGGTCGGTGGTCGAGATGGCGAAATCGAGTTTCGGCGGCAATCTCGAAGCAGCGATCCGGTCGGCGCAGGTGCGCGACATGGTGTTTGAATACGCCATGGCGACGGGCCAAAACGCCGGGCTCGCAGACAACAAGCCGCGTGGCGTCTGGATGACCCAGCAGGGTGGCTCGCTTTACCAGTCGGGCTTCAGCATGAACGGCCAGCAATACGGTTATGCGTCAAGTCTGCCGGGCCTGGGTAATCTCCGGACCCCACAGCAGCAGCCTCAGCAGCAGGTTGTCCATGTGACGATCCAGGCCGACGGGGAGTCGACTGAGCGCTTCCTCGAGGGCAAGACCGTGAAGTTTGTCCGCAACAACGAAGGCGCGGTGACGTCTTCGTTCAACTCCGGCATGTCGAAAAGCCTCGGCCGGACAACGGCAGCCGCTGCGATCAACGATCCATTGGCGGTGAAGATCTGATGCCCGGAAACGTTGCGGCAGCCGTGGCCACGGCGGTGATGCCAAGCAGCCTCTGCTCGGTGTTTCGCGAAGCCCGGGCGTGGCCGGTGCGCGAGTCGGGCAGCTACGCCGATGGCCGTTACCAAGCCGAAGTCCAGGCGGAGACGAGCCGGAAGGCGTGGAAGATCGGCAAACTGCTGACCTTCGCGCAGTGGCTGGCTCTGGACACGTTTTTCGAAGCCTGCAATGGGGCACAGAAGCCGTTCTTCTGGTATCCAAACGTTGCCGACTACGATCCTACCGGATCCTACACGACGGGCCGATATCTGGTCCGCTTCGACGGTGCGCTGAGCCGCACCTACCGTCTGGGCCGCCAAGAGGCTGGCCTCCGCCTCATTGAAATCGATTAGCCGATGCCCGAATTGATCGGTCCAGTTACGATCCCCGAGCCGGGGACCGCCGGAGTGTTTCCCGTCACGCTTGATTACTCGAGCGTCGAAGTGCGGGAGCCTCGCGTCATCGTCCACAGCTTCGGCACGCTTGACGCAAAGGTCGAGCAGCGGCTTTACGACGGGCCCGGTGTGCGCAGGTTTCAGGTGCAGATGGCGCGGTTGACACCGGCGCGGCGCGCGGCGCTGGTCGATTTCTTCGAAGCCCGGAAGGGCAGTTACCAGCCCTTCACCCTCAACGTCGCCGAGCCGGACAGCTCCGTCGCCACCTACACCGCCCGTTTCGCCGAGCCCACCCTACAGCTTGAAGCCTCAGCCGACGGATCCTGGCGTGGGTCGGTCGAACTCGTCGAAGTCCCAACCACGGCGCCCTCCCACGCGATCACCTCCACTGAAACTCGCTTCCCTGGCGCGGCACTCAAGGCCGCACTGCTTTCGCAGACCCAGGCCGTGATTCCGTTGGTCCGCGTCGTTGCCGGCGAGCATACCCTCCATCTTTCCGACAGACGCGTCATTGTCGGCAGCAATCTCTATCAGCCGCGCCTGATGAGTTGGGGCGGGATTAGCCAGACGATGGGCGAGGAGGCCGACCAGGCCAGTTTCGTCTTCGGCAACGGCGACCGGGTCTTCACTTCGCTGGTCAATCAGGTCGACCTGTTCAAGGCCGAGATCGAGTTTTCGGCCTTCCATGTTGGCACGGGCGTGAAGCTCGACATCTGGAAAGGATTCGTCGGCTCGTGGTCGTTTGACGGCGGGCCGGAGTTCCGCGTCGAAGCCCACGACGGGCTCTACGCCCTGCGGCTGGGCTATCCGGCGCGCAAGATCGTCCGCCAGGACGAGGATCCCCGCCGCGCATTTGCGATCCCGAACCAGCCGGTCAATGTCGGCGGCAAGAAGGGGATCAGCCGGATCACCAGTGTCTCGGTCGCCAATGACACCGCCTACGGACGCCCGGTCAAAGACGTCTGGGTCAATTCCGCCACGGCATTGCCGGTCGAATGTGACGTCATTGCGGGCCGCGACGAGAGCGAGTTCTACGCCGCGCTTGGTGTCGTCGGCCGCGGACCAATGAGCGGCTACGGCACGGGCCACACCCTCGATGGCCAGCCCCATCACGGGCCCGGCAACCTGGGCCTGCGCCTTGCATATGGCGGGATGCCGGCAACTGGCGATGAGACCGCCGCCAACCTGCAGCCCGATCAGGGGAGTGATTCGTTTGCCCTCGATGCTGTCGGCGCGCCGCTGCCAGCGAACCCGCTCGATGGCGTGGCGTTTCTTCAGATTCGCCGGACCGACGAAAAGAGCATCCAAGCGGTGCGCGCCGAAGAGCGCCGGATGACGGCCTATGTCACCGCCGGTCTGGGCGGCTGGACCTGGTCCGGCACTGGACCCTACACCCGGGCGTGGCAAGCGAGCCTGACGAATCCCATTTGGATCGCCATCAACACGTATCTGAACGGGCTTGGCCTGCTGTGGGCCACCGCCGCCGAGCAACAAGCCCGCTTCGATGTGGGCGCGGCCATCGCAGGGGCGGCACTCTGCGACGCCTACGTGGATCCGGTCATCGGGACGGGCACTGAACGCCAATTCACCTTCCAGGGGATCATCGGCGAAGAAAAGCCGCTGCGCGACTGGATCCAGGAAATCCTCTCGTCCTGCCTTGGTTACGCCACGCTGGCTGTCGGAAAGCTCAAGGTCGGCATCCGGTCGAACTCCTCTGCCGTCGAAGCATTCACCGCCGGCAACATTCTGTTTAATAGCCTTCAGCTCGCGAGCCGGTCGCCGCGCTTCAATGATCTGACCGTCGCCTTCTCGGACGTCGATTACGGCTATCAGCAGAACACCGTCAACCTGAGAGACGCCGATCACATCGCCTCCACCGGCACGCCGCTCAAAGCCAACGTCAACCTGCTCGGCGTCACGAGCAAGAGCCAGGCCGCCCGCATCACCACTGTGAAGCTGAGGGAGGAGTTGGGCGGCCTCACCCAGGCCGAGCAGCGCGCTGCACGGCGCGTGGAGTTCCGGACGACGATCCTGGCGCTGAATGTCGAGCCGGGCATGGTCTGCTCCATGACCGCTGCGGACATGCCGGGGGGAACCGGCGAATTCCGTGTGACGAGTTGGCGGTTGAACCCCGACTGGTCGATCGACGTCGCAGGGGAGACGACCTGCGATGCGATGTACGACCTCACCATCGGCGATAAGCCGGCGGACGTCACCCCCGACCCGCTGCCTGAGCGCCAGACCTATCCGGTCGATGTCGGCGGCACCGTCGGCCAGAACCTGCTGCGCAACATGGGCTTCGAGCGCGGTCTGACCAATTGGCACGGCTCGATCCCAACGCCGGGAATCACGATCGTCCAAACCGATCCCGATACCGGCATGAGTTGTCTTCGGATTGCCGCCACGGGCGCGACCGAGATCCACCAGCCCACGGGCTTTGCCGACGGCGAGGGCGACGTACTGCCGTGCGACGAAGGCGAAGCCTTCCTGTTTCGTGGCCGGTACCGCTTCGACGCCGGATCGGCGGTGGTCACCGCACAGGCGAGGATCGCTTTCTATGACGCGACCGGCGGCTACATCGACGCCGGCGCGACTGACCTCGATCCGGCGAAGTCGGACTGGGATGACTTCCTGCTTTCCGCCACTGCTCCGGCGGGAGCCAAGTACATGGGCATCTTCCCGTGGTTTGGGGAACTTCTCTCCGGCGCCGTATACCTCGACACCCTAGTCGCCGAACGCAGCGTCTCGCTCAACGAGCCCGCCATCGGGGAGGTCTCCGAAATCAGCGCCACGGCGGCGATCAGCGTGGACGAGGGGATTGTCATTGATGTCGCGGCAGCGTGCCCCACCGATGAGCATTTCGCCGGTTGCGAGGTGTTCGCCGAATTGCCGAAGGCCGCGGACCCGGATCCCGCGCATCCGACGCTGCCTGGGCAGCTGAGCTACAAGGGCTGGTGGTTTGCCGAAAGCGGCGCTGCGCTTGCGGGCGTCGTCACTCTGCCGCTGCCGCCCGTCGAATACCTCCAGAACCTGCCCGACGGCCAGCTGAGGGTCGTCATCTACTTCCTGTCGCGGGCCTACGGCTACGCGAACCGGTTCACACGCCTCACCGCCATCGAGCCGATGGCGCCCGAGGGCCACACGGCGGCGTTCTCGCTCACCCTCGATTTCACGAACCTCCTGCTTGAGCTGGCTGACCCGCTGGGGGACGTCACAGTCCTTGAGACGCTGGTCGGGCCCGCGCCGAACGGCGGTGTCACGATCGAGGCGGCCTACAAGCCCCCAAACGTCGGCGGCCTCTCGCCGAACATCGGATCATTCAAGGGCGTCGCCGGCCACACCGTGCTTGACGGGGCGCTGACGAAGTCGCACGGAGACTTCATTTACGAGGGCAACCAGGATCCGACGGCCACCGACGCCATCGGTCATGCGGCGCTGGTGATCGAGAAGCCTGAGACGCTGCCGGCCAAGGTCGTCATCCAGCTGCCGTCGTTTGACACCGAAACCCGGCGCATGCCCCAGCGCATCGGCTGGAGCGAGGGCGATCCGGTTGGTGTTCCTTCGGGCTGGGGCGCCGTGGTCACCGTCACCGAAGAGGCGCTGGCATTCTCGGCTCCGGTGATCGCAGGCGTCGTGGTTGAGACGAAGAACGTCCCCGGCGAAGGCTGGAAGTACCGCCTCGCCATTACTCTTGCGGGGACGTTTTCTAACCACCCGAACTACGAAGCCTCAAAGGTCTACTACCGCGACCCGGAGGATCCTCTCCCAGCCACGCCTGAGGGCTGGCTCGAATTGCGCCATGTCGCCCTCCACATGAGGGGCGACCCATCGCTGACCGTCTACTCTGACTGGCATCCGATCATCGCCGGGACCAACGTGGCGGCCCAGTTGCGCGCCGTGGCCTATGAAACCGGCGGCGACAACCCGCTCTGGTCCGCGGTGTACGGCCCGGTCACAATTGCTCTCCCCAAGGACGACGCCCGCGACGACACGGGCCACGAACATAACTTCAGCGTCACCCTGGATGGCTATCACTCCGACGGCAACGGCGTGGTGATGGCCAAGCTCAACGTCGCGTTCACGCCGCTTTCGGGAAACCGCTACGTGTATGGGATCTGGGAGTACCGCGGAGACGACCCTCCGCCGTCGCCATCTCTGTGGACCGCGACCGATGCCAACTTCGTCACCGGCTCGGGCACGATGTGGGTGCCTGTGCCGGAAAATGAACCGGTCACCATCTGGTACGCGCTGGTCGTTTCGGATCGCGATGGCGGAGTCTGGCTCACGCCCGCCGACTATGTGTCGGATCCCTTGCCCGTGGCGAGCGTCACGATCCAACCGCGCGGGCCCTCGGACCAGGTCACCAACTTCTCGGTCACCGTGGGCCGCGACGAGTCGCAGGATGTCCCTCAGGGCTGGTTCATCTTCAACTTCACCGTCCCAACTGACCCTGACTTCTTCTGTGTCGACTTCTTCCGGCGTCCAGCAGACCAGAACGGCACCCCAATTGGCGACTGGGGTGTCGATCCAGTGTGCAGCCTCCAGTCGCCGGGCCGGCAGGACGGCTCCTGGGCGATTCCGGCCGAGGAGCACTGGATCTTCAAAGCGGTCGCCGTCAACGATCTATATGAGCGCAACGAGGTGGATCCGCCGACCTGCTTCCTGACCATCCTGGCAGCCACGAGCGGCGTGAAGGCGTCGCGGCTGGATGGATCCGCCGTCGGTGGGCCGATCTCCATTGATCTGAACGGCAAAGCCACAATCATCAACGGAGCGATTCTCTCAGATCACATCGACTCGCTCAGCGTGCAGAAGCTGAACGGCTTGATCCAATCGAGCCAGATCGGTTCGATCGCGGCCAACAAGATCTCGGGTACAATCTCGAGCGACCAGATTGGATCCATCGCCGCGTCGAAGATCAGCGGCACGATCCAGTCGAGCCAGATCGACTCCATCGCAGCGACAAAGATCAGCGGGACGATTCAGGCGAATCAGATTGCCTCGCTTGTGGCCACGCAGATCACCGGATCGATCCAAGCCAACCAGATTGCTTCTCTCACGGCATCGCAGATCACTGGGGTCATCGTTACCCAGCAACTCGCCGACAGCATCCTGAACACAGCTCGGCTGCTGGGCGCCAACCTCGGGCTGCCGGTCTATGTGGCATCACTACCGACGCTGCCCAATGCCGACTATCCGGTGGGTACGCTCGTCCTTCGCACGTCGGACAAGACCCTGTGGGAAAACGTGGTCGGGGCGTGGGCGGCAAAGTCAGCGTCCGAGTCAGTCACAGGCAAGATCGCCTCCGCCGACATCGTTTCGGTGAACGCGTCAACGCTGGTCGGCCTCGTCACAGCGGCTCAGATCCAGTCGATTGCCGCCACGCAGATCACAGGTTCGATTGCCTCAGATCAGATCGCCTCGATTGCGGCGACCAAAATCAGCGGCTCGATTTCGAGCAACCAGATCGAATCCATCGCGGCTTCAAAGATCAGCGGCTCGATCACGAGCACGCAAATTGAATCAGTCGTGGCGACGAAGATCACCGGGTCGATCTCGTCTGATCAGATTGCCTCGATTGCGGCCTCAAAGATCACCGGCACGATCTCGGCCAGCCAGATCGGATCGATCAATGCGAATTCGATCACCGGCACGATCATCGCCAACCAGATCGGCTCGGTGAACGCGAACATTGTTGTCATCAGCCAGTCGATCCCGTTCTCAAGCGTCTGGACGTCAGGCTCTGTCACGGCGGTGGGCTCGATCTATTCCGACACCGGCAATGTCGTCGCAACCAATGGGACGCTGCGCGGCGCGGGGCTGCACATCACCGGCAGTGGGATCTACATCGACAGTCCGTCGGCGTTCCGCAGCGCCATCGGTGCGGCGGCGAGTCCAGTGGCCTGGGCTGATGTGACAGGGAAACCGTCGGTCTTTCCACCCGATGTGCACTCGCACAACTATGCGGCGGCCAGCCACACGCACACGGTCCAGGTGAGCCTCGGCATGAACAAATCCTGGATCCAGGATCTGAATAGCAACTGGTACGAGGTCGTCACGGACGTCTGGGTATCGAGTGTCACGGTGAACTAAATGGAACTGAACAGAGTCACGATCAACATCACAATCGAAGCGCCGGGCGGCAAGAGAACGTTCGCCCTCACCGAACTGTCGCCGGATGATGCCGCCCTGCTTGGAGCATTCGTCGGAGATCCCGTGGACGGGCCCGGCGGCGCGGAGCGCAAACTCATCGACGTGTTCGATGAGATCGTCACGCGCGCCCTCGGCGGGATGGCCGCCAGCATCCAGCAGAAGATGATCCAGGATCGCCGCCGCGCGGCGCGGGCGATGAGGGAGATGTAATCCATGGCAGTATCCACCTACATGAAGAACGCCGTACTCGACGCCTTCTTCGGCGTCGGCGCCGTCATGATGAGCCTGCACACCGCTGACCCTGGTACGACCGGTGCGAACGAAGTGACAGGCGGCTCCTACGCCCGCCAGCAGGTTTCCTACGGCAGCGCCTCAGCCGGCCAGATCAAGAACATCGCCACAGCGACCTTCACGAATCTGCCCGCAGCGACCATCACGCATGCGGGCTTCTGGAAGAACGGCCAGTTCTGCCAAGGCGCGGCGCTGAGTGCCACGCGCACGGTGCTCGCCGGCGACGGCCTGTACTTCTCGGCCGACAACGTCGCCCATCTGGTCAGCTGATGCTCCGGCCAGCCTCGATTGTCCATTGGTGCTGGGCACAGGCCAACTGGACCTGGGCCACGGCGAATTGGACGTGGCGGGATCCGGATGCGGTGTGGGCAGAGTCGGCCATTCCGGCGCCTTCAAGTGCAGTGACGGGCGGTCGTGCGATTGAGTCGGCGATCGCTGCGGTCGTCCCGGTGCCGGATGCGGCGGCCACGGCCAGCAAGGCCTGGCAGGCCTCGGCGACGGGCGGGGTGAATCTCGATGCTACCGCGTATCCGGCTGAGCTTTTGCGTGGCGCCTGCGAAGGTGCAATTCCAGTGGCAGCCGTCATCGGCGCGCCGGGCGCATCCCTGCGCGGCCAGATTGACGTCCCGATCGAACTCTCGGCCGCCGTTGGGAAGCCCTCGGGTGCACTTGCGGCTTCGGTCGCCTCCGCCCTAGTTGCGGAAGCCTCCGCGGCGGCCGGCAGCCTCAGGACAGTCCATCTCCCGCCGACCCGGCAGAGCCTGACGCGGGCACGGCTGGCACCCTGACTTCGAGGATTCCTTCTATGACACTCACATTTGCCCAACTCATCGCCATTCAGGAACCGCTCCAGCGGCTCGCGAAGGCGCGCATGGAAGCACGCGCCGCCTTCAAGGTCGGCCTGCTTGTGAAACTGCTGATGCCGCACATGACCGCCGCTTCAGAGACGCGGCTCAGGGTCTACAGGGATCACGGCACAGAGGATGAAAGCGGTATGGTGCACGTCCTGCCGGAAAAGATGGCCGCCCTGCGGACCGCGATGGAACCCCTTCTCGAAGCACCTGTCGACGTCCACGCCGATCCGATCCCCCTCTCAGCGCTGGCTGGCGTCGATGTCCTGTCTGCCGAAGACCTGATGACGCTCAGCCCGCTGATCGCCGAGTAGGCGGCGATGGCCAACATCACCGTCATCTCGCTCGACGACACGGGCTACGACACGGTCGCCGTCCTCAACGCCAACTTCGCCGTCCTGAACGCTGCACTGGGCATCGCCAACCGGCATGCGCAAGACATCACGAATGCAATCGGCTCCGTCGAGATCGTCCACGGCCTCGGCACGCGCGACGTTGTGGTTCAGATCTGGAACACGGCCG